CTGTGCTGGTTGCGGACGTTGCGTTGTACGAAGACAGAGCCGAGCGGATCAAGCAACTGGAAGAGGAGAACGACGCAATGCGAGCGGATATATTACTGTGGAAGGACTGGGTGGAGGAGGAGAGGGGCAAACCATGATCACTAAACTCCACGAACTCCCACCCGACCACCACTTGCGCAACACAGCCATCCAGGACATCGACGTCAGGATCCGGTGCCGGCACAGCGGGACCACCCGGGATCCGCGCACCTGGCGCATCAAGAACGATACCTACAACAGGCTGTGCGACACCTGGCACATCAACTTCGACTTCATCCTGCAATGAAAACAGCCCTACAAATCCAACAGGAGGGCACCGGCCCCTACCACCTGACCAAGAAGGACGCTGGGGAGGCCTTCAGGGCTGCCCGGAAGGTCAAGGTCGAGTTCACCTCGTTCTTCACTCGCAAACGCGGGAAAGGCTCCAAGTGAAGGACTTCGACGTGGCACGCACCATGATCGAATACGGCGGATCTTTCGTTCGCAAGCTGGGCGCCGCGGCGCTGGTGGCCGACTCGAATAACCTGGCGAAGATCAAGGCGACTTGGCCCGACTACTGGGCGCAGTACGCCCGCATGGCACAACAACTTTCCGAGGTCGAGAAACAGGCCTCGGTTCAACACAACAATAACAACAACACGTAAGACGATATGATAATCAGTGCAACAGGCGGTAAGAAAGAGTACGCACCATGCCCCGAATACACGGGCAAGGCAGTGTGTGTGGACGTGACTCCGCTCAAGGAGTACGAGACCGAGTACGGCACCAAGAAGAAGTTCAAGTTCGTTTTTGAGATCGACTTGATCGACGACAGCCGGGACCCGGTGCAGCCCTGGGTGGTGTTTACCAAGCCCATGGTTCCGAGCCTGCATGAGAAGGCAGCACTCACCAAATTCCTCAAGGACTGGTTCGGTCGGAAACTCAACGAGCAGGAAAACAAGGCGCTCGACCTGGAGGGCCTCATCGGCAAGTCCTGCAGCATCGTGATCGCTCACGAGGAATCGCAAGACGGCACCCGTACCTACGCCAACATAAAGCTCATCATGCCGCTTAAGAACGGCGAGCTGAAGCCCTCGGGCCTGTGGGTACGCAGGGAGGATAGGCCGCCCCGGGAGGACGACAAGGTCACGACCGTGGTTCCGGCCACCGCGGCGCCGGTAAAGCCAGCCGAGGTCAAGGTGCACGTCGGCAAGTTCAAGGGCATTCTGTTGTCGGAGCTGACCCCGGACGCCGTGCGCGGCCTGGCCGAGCACTGGCTGCCCAAAGCTAAGGTGGCGCCCGGCAAGAGCCCGGAGGACATCGCACTGATCGCCGCGGTTACGGAGCGCCTTGAGGAGCTGGCCAAGGCCGACGAGCCCGACTTCGACGACGTGCCCTTCTAAGCCATGAACACCCGCAAACCCACGATGAAGCTGAGGCACATGGTGCCCGAGGTGGTCCAGCTCAGATCCGAGGGCTGCACCTTGGACGAGATTGGCAAACGGTTCAACCTGAGCCGCCAGCGGATCAACCAGATCGAGCAGGCAGCCGAGCGGCACGAGGAGATCCTGCGACTGTGGGGCTTCCCGTTCTCGACCAGGACATTCAACATCCTGGAAAGCCTGGCCATCAAGAGCCGGCAGGAGGCTCTCGACCTCTACAACCTCGGCCACCTGCAGCCCAGGTCGGTGCGTGGATTCGGATGGGTCTCCTATCGTGAGATCTGCGAATGGCTGGGCGTGCCCACCGTAAGACAGCCAATGGCCAGGATCGTCTGCCCTCATTGCGGCAAACAGATCTGACAACTCTCCGGCAGCCTGTTGCTGCTGGGACTCGTGGTGCAACCGGGGGCGCGCATCGGGACAAACGCGCAACAATCTCAACCATTAGAACTATGCCAGCCAATCCAACCATCATCTTCGACATCGAGACCGGGCCTCTGCCGCTCTCAGAACTCAACATCCCACCGTTCAACCCGGCAGACGTGAAGCTGGGCAACATCAAGAACCCGGACCTGATCGCCGAGAAGCTACAGAAGGCCGAGGAGACCCACGTCAGCGACTACATCCGGAACGCTGCCCTGGATGCCCTCTCAGGGCAGATCCTGTGCATCGGATACCGGAAGCAGGACCAGGAGACCAGTGTACTGTCGTCCGACGCCGACGGTGAGGCAGCAATGCTCCGGCAGTTTTGGACGCTGCTCAATTATTATGAACGCACGCCGCGGTTGGTGGGCTTCAATGTCAAATCCTTCGACTTGCCGTTCCTCATTAAGAGGAGCTGGAAGCACCGCATCACTCCGCCCTACTGGCTGCGCCAGGGACGCTATTGGAACGACCTGATTGTGGACCTGCGCGAGGTTTGGCAACTGGGCGACTCCAGAGCCCATGGCAGCCTCGGATCCATTTGCCGGCACCTGGGCCTCGGTGAGAAGTCGGGCAGCGGCGCCGAGTTCGCCCTGCTGTGGAACACCGACCGCCAGGCGGCCATCGACTACTGCCTGAGGGACGTGCAGCTAACCCAGCAGGTGGCGGACATCCTGATACCGGCTTACTGAGCGCTGGACACCGCCCCGGCTGTAAGCTAGTGAGCGGCCTGTCGACGTGAGCCCTAGGAAGCGAACGTTGGCAACCATACCTGAAGCCATGTTCAACCAACTTTTCCCCACCCTTTCCGTGACACGTCCCGTCGCTTCAGCGGGAGTTCCTAGCACGGTCTGGGTGGGGTTTTCCGTTTGAATCATGACATACTCCGAAAAACTCCAAGATCCGCGGTGGCAGAAGACCAGACTCCTAGTGTTGCAACGTGATAACTTCACCTGCATTTGCTGTGGTGAAACGGCAAGGCAACTCAACGTTCACCATTGCTACTACATCAGCAGAAGAAACCCATGGGAATACCATCTGAACACCATGGTCACACTTTGCGTGGACTGCCACAAATCAGTGGATGAACCAGCAAGTCCTTCGAACTCAATGTGCACAGTTTTTGAACCTGCCGTGATCGCAGAAATGTCGCGGCAGCTATCAAACATTAGAAATGCCTGCGACCATGACGAGGGTGTGCTGCACGAGTTTTGCCGTGCATCACACTACGCCGGATGGCCGGTTCCAGAGGCTCTAAATGTTCTTCGAGAAGCGTCTTTTCTTAATCTGATCAATGATGAATGGCTGGCCAATCTTTCGAAACAGGTGGTTTCAATCCGAAAACAACTAGCCTCGAACCAATGAGAATCCGCACAATTAAACCGGAGTTCTTTCATCACGAGGGACTGTTCGAAGCTGAAATAGAAACCAAGCTGCCGCTCCGTGTGGCCTTTGCTGGCCTGTGGTGCATTGCTGACCGGGAAGGCCGTTTCAAGTGGGAGCCTCGACGCATCGGTGTGCAGGTGCTACCATACGATGGCGTCGACTTTTCACGCGTGCTCGACGCGTTGGCAACGCGTGCTTTCGTTCTCAAGTATCGCGTGGGTGACGCGTGCTTTGGATGGATTCCTAGCTTCTTAAAACACCAGGTGATCAACAACCGGGAATCGCAATCACTTCTGCCCGATCCGGAGGGAAACATTGAAGAAACCCCAACAAATACCGAGGAATTTGACGCGTCAGTCACGCGTGAGCCACGCGAGGACCACGCGTGCCGTAAGGAAGGGAAGGGAAGGGAAGGAAAGGAAGGAGTCGTCACGCGTGAGCTTTCACTTGAGCTCGAAGCTTTCCGAATCCGCATCGGTGCAATGGTTCGCCGTCGTCCCGACACCCGATGGAGCCTAAAGGAGATCAAGGCCTTGAAAGAGGTCTACGATCTCAACACACCGGAAGAAGACATTCTACTCGTCGAGGCTCGCTACAAGTCTAACGACAAATACCTCCGACGTGAGCTGATGACACTGCTGAACAACTGGAACGGAGAGATCGACAAGGTTAGAAGCGGTCTCCTTCCTGGCATCGGTGAATACTGTGCTCCCGGCACCTTCTCCACCAACATCGCCGACTACCAATGAACGACCCCTACTTCGCCCAGGACGACGAGTACGGCCTTATCGGCGCCTGTCTCTCCGGTGGATCCGATGTCTGCCACGAGGTGTTTGCCAAGATCCCGACCCATGCCATCGAGACCGACAGCCTCCGGCACCTGTACGAGATCACCAAAGGCCTGGTCGCCAAGAGCGAGCCGGTCAACCTGACCACGGTGGTCAAGGAATGGAAGCGCTCGATGCCTCAGGTCACTCCACCATTCGAGGCTCTCAACCGCTGCGACGAGCTATGCCCCAGCCCGGCCAATCATCCGGTATTCGCCCAATCAGTCCTTGAGGCTCATCATCGGAGGCAGCTCCGGTTCGCTGGAGACCGTCTGATACGCGAGTCCGCTGTCTCCACCCTATCCGTCGATCAAATCGTCTCTAATGCCGAAGCAGGGCTCACCGTTGAGGCATCCAAGGAAGAGGTGCAATCCTCCAAGTCGGTTGTCGGCAGATTCATCGACTCCACCCAGGAACGGTTCGCAAGGCAGGGCCAGCTTTCCGGGATCACCTCGGGCTTCTATCGGCTCGACCGAATGACCGATGGTTTCCAGCTCGGTGAGCTGGCCATCATTGGCGCCAGGCCATCGATAGGAAAGACAGCCATCGCCATTGCCATTGCCAAGGCAGCAGCCATCGACTCCCGGATACCCACCCTGTTCGTCAGCCTGGAGATGTCCGACGAGTCCATCGTGCGCCGGATGGTCTCGACTATCGGCACCATACCGATGCAGGCGATCAAGACCGGCCAGCTCGATCAGGGAGGAATGAAGGCTATGTCGACTGCCTCGGCCAAGATCGCAGGCAGCCCGATACATTTTGTGTCTGGTTCATCTGTATCGAATATTGCAACCATCACCGCGGTGATCCGCAGGGCTGTTCGCAAGTGGGGCGTGAAGCTGGTGCTGGTCGACTACCTGCAAAAGATCCATGGATCCAAGGCTGCAGAGAAAAAGACCTACGAGATCGCCGAGGTCTCTGGCAGACTCAAAGGCGTGGCCTCCGATACCAAGACAGCCGTGGTTGCCCTGGCCCAGCTCAACAGAGAGAACGAGAAGGACAAAGGCCGCGTGCCTCGACTCACCGACCTGGCCGACTCAGGGCAGATTGAAAGGGACGCCGACCTTGTGCTACTGCTGAACCGTGAACGCCATGAGCCCCAAGGCGAGGCTGTGATCGCCATTGCCAAACAAAGGGACGGTGAGTGCGGCCTGGTTCCTCTGTGGTACGACGGTAAATACTGCCGATTCTCCGACCCATCACCGACCTTCTCATGATTACACAATACAGCATCAGTCAGACCCACGTCCTGCGGGAAGCCAAGCACCTGGTACGCTACGCCA